AGGGTAAATTTCTTGTGCGGTTTCCATTTGCCTTAGTTGGGCTACAAAGAGAACAAAAGAAACGAATCAGATCTTTACCTTCCATCATTTTTTGCTTCCCAAGGCCAAGAACCGCACCCACACCTACTAATGATAACGGCAGCCCCATATATGCTGCCCATGTCATTGTGCACCTCCATGATTCAGGAGGAATATACTTACCCACTGGGTATCCCAGAAAGCGTGAGAAGCATATCCGCTCAAAGGAAGCATTATGAGCATATTTTATAACTTTATCATCTTCTATTGCAGAAAGTATTACTGGTGGTATCTTTTCACCGCGGGCTAGATCGATTATTTTAACCTCACTTCCGTCTGTGGAATAGGCAAAGAGCAGTATTTCAAAATCATCTGCCTGAACATAACGATACACACCACACTTTGCTAAATTGACGCTACTATAAGTTTCAATATCACAATGTAATGTTTTTATTTCAGCCATGCATATCTATCTCCATTCTTTATTTTGCTTATAGCCTGATGACCTACACCATACATCTCTCCAAGCCGAGTGCAGGTAAACCCGCAGAATAAGCCAAATCGTATTCCTTCAACATCATCCATGGTAAGTTTCTTCCATGCTTTGCCTTGGCGATAAACATCATAAACATTTTCAGTCTGCGTATCATATCGAAGGTTCATTAGGCGATTATCTTTGGGATCCCCATTTGCATGAAGCACATACATACCATCCCTTTCGCCTACAAAAGCAACCATAACCAAATGATGAACTGCAAAGGTTTGTCTTGGATCATTTAGGACAACCATTAGGTAATTACCTCGCTTTCCGGGTCGAAGTATTCTTTCCTTTAATAAATAATCAAACTCGTCATTCTGATTGCTACTATGAATTATACGTTCAAGACTCTTAATTCTGCCCTCACTGCTTGCCTGGTACTTCCCCTCATATCCGGGTATGTCTTTCCATATCTCATCCATTCAATGCACCTCCGTTCCTAAAAAAGCAGGTGGTAGAGGAAATACCCCCACCACCGTCAATTGGCCTTTTATATTAGGCAAGGAAGTCATCTTCTGCAAGAGTTGTGAAATCATCTGCTGCAGAACTCTTTCCACCAAGAGGCTCGCCATCTTTAATCTTTTGAATGTTGCCAAGTCCGCAAGCTACACCTTTATTTCCGTTGGAATTGAATGCGAAAAAATTCAGAGAAACCCTTGCAAAGCAGCCGCTGTAAACCTCACCACGATCCATGATTGGCTTTACACTCTTGTCCACAATCTGTGGTGGGGTTTTACTGTTGGCATTGATAAAATAATGCCCTTTATATGCCTCGTCATCGCGCTCCACATCCCCATCACGCAGAGGAATTTTTATAGCAGCCTTGTTGGGCTTCTTTCCACCAAACTTAGCAATGCCTTCTTCAATAGCAGCATCAATAGCAGCATTTACTGCGTTAATGGTTTCTGTATCGTTCTTTGGAATGAGTACGGATACGCTGTATTTTTCAGCACCACCGTTGACGGAAACCGGCTCCCAGCCGTGGAAGTAAGAAAGTCTCGTGTTCACACCTGTAATAACCTTAGTTCTATTCGTATTGTTTTTCATAATGATCAATCCTCCATAATTTCATTAAATTCGTTTTTTGCGTTCGTTACGTTCATAGCCACTCTTTTATCTGATTTAGGAACAAGCGTTGGCTTTCCCGGTGGTTTTACTATGAGGCTTCCTAAGATTTCCTCAAATTTGGTTTTGCCCATCAGTTTCTGCATCTCTGTCAAAGGAATAAGGCTCTTACGGTAAATATCTTTATATCCACTCTCTACAGCTTTTTGTGCTACAGCATCTTCATCTTTGTACTTACGAACTGAGCGACCTTCCACAACTTTAAAACCACTCCACTCTTTCCCATGGTTAACTGCTGCATCTGTGGCATAAGCAGTTATTTCATTGGCCCACTTCGTGAGATCAGGAATAATGTTTAGAATTTCTTCAATCTCACTATCTGTAAGCAGTGGTGGCATCTTAAACTCCTTCTGGGCCAGTTTGAGCTTTTCATCAGCTCTTGCACGGCATCTTATGGATGCTCTGCAGAAAGTACACCACGGGCCAGGGATATATTCACCTTCTCCTTGATAGGCTTTTGCTGCCTTAGGTTTTAGATCTTCTTCTGCCCAGGCTTTAAGTTCTTCTACCGGAACAGTCCAGGTGCTGACGTTTTCTCTTCGCGGCTGAAATATTGTCATTGATACTTCTTTGATGTCGTAGAGACTGTCATAGATTTCAAGAGCCCCTAATGCATAGAGTTTCATCTGCGGATTGTTTTCTGCATCCACAAGGACTCCAATTCCGTATTTGAAATCCACTATGTGAAGCCTGTCATCTGAGATGATTACACAGTCTCCCGTACCAAATCCATCTGGCACATAGCAAGAGAAGTCAAGGCGTTGTTCAATAAGAACGATAGGGTCAGTACAGGACTTTCTTGCAACTTCTACCTGCTCCATGATGAAGGCAACATATTCATCTGTGCATTCTTCCATTTCATCTGAATCATACTCTGACACGGGCCTCTTACTTCTGATGCGGAGTACCTTTTTCAGTTTGTGTTCTGAGAGTTCATGTGCTGCAGTACCGGCTTTTGCCGCTTCTCCGCTTGTGTTTTCAAACTCAAGTTCAAGCCTTGCAGATGGTAAGCAATTGAGCCATCTGTGGGATGAAGATGCAGATAGTATTGCGTGATTACCCATTACCAAGAACCTCCGCATCTTTCAAGATGTCAGCATAATTAGCCTTATCAACAGCACTTAACTTGTCAGCACCATACTTTTGAATGATGCCCCGCACTTCAGCGGTATAGCCAAGTTGACTCTTTTCGGCAAGAACCATGCGCACTTTTTCAAGTGGGATCTCCGGTTCTTTCGCTGGCTCTGTCTTTGTGGCAGGCACTTCTTCAGGCGCAGCATCGCTTTCGGTCATTGCATTGCAAACCACTTCTATACTGTCTGCAAGGCTTCGCATGTCACTTACCACATCAAGCAGTAACTTTACTTTGCTCAAATTCATTTCCTCCTTTCGTAGTCTCACAGATAGCAAGTTCCTGGACGCTATCTCCCGGAATAAGAATCGTTACACGCTGTTTATCTCCAAGGAGGAAACGTAGAATGCGCTCCCTTAAGGTGACATTACGACAAGTAACGATTCCGCCTGTCTGTGGCATTTTTGAAACATTGATCTTCAAGTTGTGTTTCATATCCATCACCTCTTTCTGAAGGGTCATTATTTACTCCCCTCTATCTGGTAGCCATGGGAGGAATGGAAATCTGACGGTTTTGTAAAATAGCAAAAAAATAATGCCCTCAGAAATTTTGAAACCTCCAAGGGCATGTTGCTCACTTATTCAATTTTGATAAAGGCATCAGTAAAACCAGCAGCTTTTACTCTAGCCAGCATAGCATCAGCATTGGACTTAACGCTGTAGGCACCAACCTGAACCCTATATAGCTTCTTAGTCGGTGGTGTGGAAGCTAAAGGAACAGTCAATAGCTTTTTAACATCAGCCCTGAAAGTATCCATACTCTTACCATGCCTAGAAAACCAGTGCCGAGGATCACCATGATTACTTGCGATTTTCTTTTGATAGCCTTCATAGTGGCCGATGATGTCCTTCTCTGTCAGGTTATAGAGTTTACAAAGATGCGCGCAAAGCTCCGTAGCTTCCTTATAAACTGCATTGAAGTAGGCTGTATCAGATAGGTTGTCTTCACAGATTTCAAATCCGATATGACTGTTGTTGGCGTCACCTCCTGCATGCCAGCCTCTATGATCCCATGGCAGGGTTTGATAGGTAGCGACGGTACCATTTTTAAGTTTTCCGATAAAGGCATGGACACAAACTTGTCTGCCGCTGGGTCTATGTTGGTTCCAATGATTATTGTACTGGTTCTCCCCCAGGAGGCCATCATCGGGTCCAACATATCTACGAAGGTAGGGGTTATTGGCCCCAGTGCTATGGACCATGATGCCTTTGGGCTTGATTTTTCTGCCTGTTTTATAACATTCATTTTCTGTAAGGATTAGTTTTTTAAGGTTCATTGTTCTCCTCCTTCAAGATGGCCAGGCATTACTTTGTTCCATCCTTATCGCCACCGTCTTTTAGCTGTTCAAGAATCTCTTTGAGTTTCTCTGGTACAGGAAGCCCGATTCTTGTTGAGTTTTCTATGATGCTGATTCCTTCATTGGATAGATAAAAGAAGATTACAGCAGTTCTAATGGCACCACCATCTCCGATGATGTTCTGATCAATAATGTGAGCAATGCCTACCAGAGAGAAGATCACTACTTTCTTGAAAATGCCCCGAGCACCTACATCACTTGAAAGATGCTTTTCTAAAATGGCGCACATCACTCCAAGAATATAGTCAATCACCACAAA